CACTATTAATGTTAATAGGCTCGTGAACATAATCTCTTACTATCTGTAATTCTTCTGCTAACTTCTTTATATTAGCTAAAACATCGTCAGGCATATCGCAATTATTACACTTGCACTTAAACTCCGATAAACTAAAGTTTCTAGTTAACCTCATCTTTTATCTCTTTTATTTCTAAAATTATGCCACCTATTCCGATGATGGTTTTATTGTTTAAAAATCTAGGATACTTTAAAACAGAACCCTCATACAAAGTGCCATTTGCACCCCGCCAAGTTTCTTTAAATTGAACCGATTTTCTTTTTCGCATTACTTCTTTGTCGTGAGATACAAACGCTTTTGCGGTAGCTTTATCCCATACGTCGAAATCTGTAAAACCAATGTAATCACCCGTAGTTTTTCCGATTGGATTTAAAAGAATTCTTGAGTATTCTTCGTTTAAAAATAGCATCGTACCTTTAGTATCTTTTAGCCACATAGGTACGGGTATATCTACGTGTGAACTCTCAAATATTAAAAGTTGATTTCTTAAATTTTGAAGGGATTCTTTTTTTTGTTGTGAATCATTTTTTAAAAGTTCAACCTCTTCACGTAGCTTTACAACCTCAGTTTTGTACTCAGCAACTAAAGCCTTGTATTCTGCCATAACAGAAACAAACTCACTATTATCTTGTTTTCGATTCCCTAGTTTATAGCTTAAAAAAGCACCTAATCCACCCGCACCAAGAACGATGCTTATTGTTTTTAATATTTCCGAATCCATTCTTATTTTTTGTGCTTGTTATTTATCTCTGCCATTTTCTCCATCTTTTTTTATCACAAAAATAGTATTGTTGCTCTTGTCTTTCTTACTCAAATATTCTTTAAGTTTCTCGACATTTTCTTCTTTAGGTTTGTACATATTTTCACTCATAATAACCATCCTCCTGTATAATTAACATCCTTATCTGGGTACATATCACCATTATCATTATTTATATACTCTGGATATAATGTAGAGTTAGCACAAATAAAATCTAAAAACCTCTTAGTATAAAATTCTGCGTTATCTCTTGTACGTTGTATAATGTAATCTAGTTCATCCTTACTAACTACATCACCATTTTCAGATGTGTGTTTGTGAATACCACCATTCTTTACTTGGAATAAACTAAATGGAAGATACGTAGATTGTGAGTACCATATTAACATAGGCTTAACATAATCATCCAACAAAGTCTTGTAATCTTCATTAGCTACATCACCAATAGTACCTAGTAATATTAGTTCTTGTAGTTTTCTGTACAGATTACTGCCTAAGTAGTTTTGGATATGTGTGTCCTGTGCCACTTCTACGAATTGAAGAATCTTATCACTATCAACGTTACCATCAATTATTGATTTCTTCTTTAATTCCCCTACCGATATAAATAATGCTTTTTTCATTTTACTTCTACATTAAATTTGTTTTTGCGCTTTCCATTTATCATATTGGATATAAATGATTGAGATACATTTAAATCTCTCGCACAATCGCTAATACTTTTATATTCTTTATTAGTAAACCCACAATAAACAGACTTACTTCTTGATTTTATAGCATTATAAGGAGTGTAACCTTTCATTCTTTTTTTTATACCATCAATAACATTTTTAGAATGTTTCTTACCATTAAATCTTGGGTTATGCTTTTTTAATCTTTGTTTAGATACGTTAGATGCTCCTTCACCACCATCAGTTAGATTTGCTAATATACCTGTTTTATTATCTATTCTACCATATAAACTAATCATAAATATCTCTAATTCCTTTGCTTCATCATAACTTATTCCAGTAGCAATAACTTCTGCATAAAAACCATATTTATTAACAATATTACTCCATAAATCACTTCTATGATGTTTGGTGGTTTTTCTATACTTATCTTTTTTACTTATACCTATATAAAAAACACTATCATCACTTAATTTTCTATGTCTATAAACGTATGCCATAACTATTTACTTCTATATGCTCCTTTATCTGGTCTATCAATCATTCTCTCATCAATCTCTGATGGGTTAATTGGCTCGATGAAATCATCTTTGGGAGTGATTTGCTTTCCTCCTATCTTTTTATAAACTCTTAACTCCCAAAAATGATGACAATTTTTACCGCCTTTGAATTTAAATAAACTATAATGTGCTTTGTTGTGTCCTAATTCTTTATTAACACCTCTAAACGACATCATATTAATATCTTCTTTACGAAATACAATATTGTTAGATGTGTAGTTTTCCATATGCTTACAGAACTTTCTGCTATCACTAGAATTTCTTACAGGACTATATGCGTATCTTACTTTATACACTCCGTTATCTTGACCACTCTTTTTCTTAGGATTAGCCTCTGCTAGAGAATCGATTTTAAAGTCCTTTTCCGAGTCTTTTACCTCTTCGGAATGTATTAGCTCCCAACCATCAGAGATAGTTTCTCCAAGAGCCTCTAATTGGCTCATAAGGTCATCCTCCTCACCATCGGTTAACTCAATCTTGTCAGACGATAGTTTTTCACCTGTTTCTTCTTCTCTTTTAATCTTAGTAGAGATATTATCTAACTCTGTAAACTCGATAGGTTGAAGTGTAGTGAAATATAAATCTAAGTTAATATCATTTACTAATAATATTTCTTCAAAAGCGTGTAGTATCTCATCTTGTAATGGTCTAATAATAACATTATCCATTAATACTGATGCTGTACGTAATTCTTCTGCATTATTACCAAACCCTGTGTTATCTTTAATACCTAATAGTATTGGAGATGTAACACCGTGTCCTAACATTATCTTCTCTCTTGCTTCATCACTCATAAATTGGTATTGAGCGTGAGCATCTGGTAAGTGTATAGGCTCTAAGTCTGCTTTAGTTTCTTGTGATTCGTTAAATGCAATGATAAACTTACCTGCATTACTTGAACCGCTAAACTTTTGGTATATCCTTTTCTCAATAGCATCTTGAGTTTCTTCACTAGGTACTCCATTATTAAAGTTAATTAATAAAGATGGTTGTAGTCCGTTCTGTATATTGTTAATATGATAATTCGATACCTCTTCTTCTAGTGAACAATACTGTAAACATCCGTGATAGTCAACAGGAGCATAGTAATAGAAACCACTTCTGTAAGGCTTAACTACATATATCTCGTTAAGTTCTTTGTTTGAACCATTACCGAATGATGGTATGCGTTTAGGCTTATCAGTAGTCTTAATATCCTTCCAAGATGGATGGTAGTAGTATGCTCTAATAAATCCTTTACTATCTGCTTTCTCTGCTCGTAAACACTCCATAGGGAAGTGAGATACTTTAAGTATCTTAGTTCTAGCCTTGTTATATGTTACTTGAATAGCTGCTTGACCTAATAACTTGTAATCTGAACAAACCTTCTTTACGTGTCGTTTATGTAACAACTTCTTCATCTCAAGATACTCTTTAGGTTTATTTAAAGAATCTAATGCATCTAAACCTCTACCGAATATCATATCAGTAATACCATTTACACATCTTGAGTTTGTAGGAGAGCCTAAGTAACGCTCTATAATCTTATCAAAGTAGTCGTTGTTATCTCCAAAAGTCATCCAATCCTTGTTGTAGACTTCTTTAACGGTAGGCTTTTCGTACCCTGATAAGTTATACTTAGATACTCTTATTCCTGTTTGTGGTTTTTTATCTTCCATAATTATACAAAGGCATATTCGCCACTGTTATCATTTTGTTCGTAATCAGATTCCGTATCTAGCCTATCACTAAATACAACTATATCTCTATAAATTGGTAGGTTATTAGAATCAATAGCTGATACTAATAATGTTGTGTTTACATTTATGTTTGCAACTAAGTCTGTTATGTTCACAAGAAAGTACCCATCATAGAAAAAGGATTTAAGTTCTCCTATTGTTACAGCATCACAAAACACTTTCTCCTTAGTTTCTTGATTAGTAACCCATACACCAATAGCAGGATTTCCTACTTCTCTTAGAATATAGGGAATACTTATAGTCGGTAAATTATCGTAATCGAATATTGTCATAATAATATAACAAAAAAAGCCATATTTGTTTTATATAATAAAAAAGAGGCTACCGTTTTAAGTGTAGCCTCCATATTATTAAACATTTTAATACTACTAAGTATTAA